TGGAGGACAAAGCAGCAGGCATCTCCCTGATCCAAGAGCTACGGGCGGCGCACCTGCCTGTGCGGGGCTACAACCCCGGCAAAGCCGACAAGATGCAGAGACTCCAGATCACCGCCTCGATCTTTGCGACTGGGCGTGTGTGGCTTCCTGAATCCAGCCAACGCAAAGGATATGTCAGGGACTGGGCAGAGGGGTTCCTAAGCCAGATCTGCTCGTTTCCCGATAGCACGCATGATGATTACGTCGATTCCTGTGTTGATTCATTAACTCAGGTGCAAATGCAACATGGAACAAAAGCAATTAAAGACATTGTGATTGGCGACATGGTGATGACTCCAGAGGGTGCTAGAAAGGTCACGGCGGTACACGACAACGGCATGAAAGAGGTGTGGGACGTTAACGGGCTACTGGCAACCGCCGAGCATCGAATAATGACGCAACACGGCTGGATTAGAGTTGACGCATTGAATCAATCAATCCATAATGTATACTTTTACAAAGGTGCATCATGGCATTTAAATCCCAAGGCGTGGCTGTTGAGTCGGTTGTCTTTAATGGTCGCAAGTACAACCGCTACCCTGAAAGCGACAACCCAGCGCACCGCCGATACTTTGCAAGGGCTGGTCACAGGCTTCACCGGGATGTTTGGATTCATCACAACGGGTCAATCCCTAAAGGGATGCACATTCACCACATTGACGGCGACACAAGCAACAACGACATTGCCAATCTTGCCTGCATCACACGCAAAGAGCATTTGGACGAACACCGCGCTCAATTGTCAAAGCGAAACAAATCCCCCAAGCAGATTGCCCATCTTGACCGGGTGCGACACAAAGCCTCTGAATGGCACAGGTCAGACGAGGGCAGGGCATGGCATAAAGAACACGCCAAGAACTCTTTGGGCAAGGCTTGGGGTAAACCTAACTCTTACTATCCAGCCCCTTACAAATGCGTTTGGTGCGGTTTTGATGGCATTGCCAAAGTTCCTGACCGAAAGAAGTTTTGCGGCCCCACCTGCCAAAACCAAGAGTCTCGGTTTCGCCTTGGCAAGTCAAGCTACGAACACCCATACCATGCGTCATGTGTTCGATCTGACGGTGGAGGGTGAGCACTGCTACTATGCCAACGGCATTTTGGTACACAACTGCACTCAGGCAATCAGGCTGATGAAAGACATGGGCTGGTTAGACATCAACCCAGAGCCAAGGTATGATGACGACGACGAATACGAATATACCCGTAAGTCGCGGGCCAACCCTTACTCAGCATAAACCATGGGCGCACTTCAAATAATCAATGAAGCAATCAAGGGTGGCAAAGCCGCTACTGTTGGTATAAAAGCCGCTGATCGAGCCGCCGCAGGCCGAGCCGCCGCTGAGTTGATCAAATCCCAAGAGCAAGTTAAAGCATCCGAAGCCCTTGGTCAACTGATGGAGAAGGGTTTTAAGCGAACGACTACCACGCAGGCTGACCGAACCCGAGTTGGTGGCGGCAACATTGGTGGCGCTCCGTTTTCCGCAATTAGCGAGGCTGATCCCAATTACGCAGGCAAGGTATGGGGCGTGATGGATGAAGGCACAGCCGCACGCCTGAAGAACTTGACAATGCCCGATACCGCATGGACGACCATGCTGGGTTCTGCTAACCAACTCAAGACCAACCCCATTGTGTTCGACAAGCTCAAGAAGGGCTTTGTGGACGCTATGAAGCAGGGCAAGCTGTCTGATGAGCTTGAGGCCAAGATCAACCACAACCTTGCGCTGACCTTTGGTGAAGGCGCAGACATCCGCGATCCAAGCATCTGGAAGCAGGCCGACACTTTTGAGAAGCGTGCCGCACTGGCTGACCTGATGATGGGTAAAGGCATTCCCCCCAAGAAGGGTGGCGTCTCCCTTGGTGGCGAGAAGAGCGGCAAGGGCGTCATCTTCCGTCCAACTGACATCCTGATTCGGGAGACCGAGCCAAGTCTGTTGCACCCAAAGCATGGCGGTGAGGCTCCAACCTTCGCCGCTGGCCCACGCCTGTTTCAAATGGAGAAGGAGTCCGAGTACAGACCAGACCTGCACCCCGGTTTTCCAACACTCATTACGGGCAAGGACTTAGGCTTAAACGTCAAGCCAACACCGACCGAGGTGTACCTGCCTGATTGGCATAAGAAGTTCAAAGAAGCCAATCCAGATCGCAAGGCTCCCGGCTACTACGATCTGGCCCTTGGTGTGGAAGGCGAAGGTCTGCCTAGCCAAGAATTGAACGACGAATACATCCGTCACCTTTTGAGAGAGGGCTTTGCCGAAGGCGGTGAAGTCCACGCAGATCACCCAGATGTCAAGCTCAAAGCAATCATTGACGCCCGTTTTGCCAATGCAGAGGGTATGGCTGAAGGCGGTGAGGTTGGGAGTGCTGATGCCCGACTAAAGGCCGCTATCGATGCACGCCTTGGTCAGCACATGGAAGGGGATGAGCCCCACATGGGTGTTGGCGGTCTGCTGAATAAAGCAATTAAGGCGATCAGGGAAGTTCCAGAGGTAAGCCGTCTAGACATGAACTTTAAAGACGTCACCAAACGCATACCTGAACTGACGGAAGCCGCCAACAAGCTGGCGAACGGCGAACTGACTGCCGCTCAGTATGACAAGATGGTCAATAAGCTCAAGCCCGTTCAGCCGTATGAGTTTGTGCCACAGCCTGCAACGGCTGAAGATGCCATGCGTGCCCTGACCGAAAGCAAGCGCCCTATGTTCGGCAAGACAGAAGAGATGCAAGCTGGTGAGCCTGCTGACCTGCGCTTGGACATCCCTGCATACAAAGATCACGGCGTGTGGGTCAACTCGATCCACCGCAAGAAGCAACCCACCGTCTACGGCGCGACATCATCCGTCAAGAACGCCACCATGATCGGTTCGCCAGACAAAGCCTTGGAAGTAGCCAAAGGAGGCGCGAAGTCTCCCTTCGCCGTCATCCGTGGCGAATGGAACCCCATGACTGAGCAGGAAGCCGTGGCAAATGCCCAGCAGTATCTGGATCACCCAGAGTGGACTCAGGTTGGCTACGACCCAGAGCGCCATGGCTACTTCTATGACCGCGCCACAATGAAGCCTGTCGAGGGAGCCGAAGAGGTCATCCAGATCGGCCCATTGGTGTTGGCAAAGAATCCGCAGTACGGCAAGAAGACAAAAGAGAAGTACGCCGATGGTGGCCTGTCTCACTTTGCCGCTGGTGGCTCAAGCCGTCGCAAGGCAGACGTCACAGAAGCCCTGACAGAAGGGCTGGCTCCAATGCTGTACGGCGGTGCAAAAGGTGCATTGGCAAGCCTGCTAGGGTTCCCCGGTGAACTGGAGCAACTTGGTCGCACTGGCATTAACTTCTCCTTTGGCTCTGGCCCCGGTCATCGCGGCATTGATGTAGCTGAAGAGCCGTTCTTGCCAAACACCAAGCGCGTGTCTGGAGCCCTGCCTAACTATCGTGGAAGCAAAGTAGCCAACGAAGTAGCCGAGATGGGTACAGGCCTTGGCGAGAACATTGTTGGCACGATGCTTGATCCAATGGCAGTTCTCAAGGGCGCTAAACCCGCCTTGAAAGCTCTCAAGATGCTACCCAAAAACTTGCCTGTAGGTATGAGCATCAAGCCTGTAGGTGACATTCCAACGGGTGCGCCCAAGTTGACGGTCAAGCCACCAAGTGACAACGTGGCAAACGTCCGTGATGCAAACTTTCAATACCCAAAGACGGTGGGTAACCAAACGGTTGACATCAATAAACTTTCAGGTGGCGTCAGGATGTCTGACCCTAATGAGGTCAAGCGAGTCAAAGCGTTGGCTGACCAGATGTCTAGCCCAGAAGGTTACATCAGCCGCATCATTGTTGACCACAACAACAATGTCATCGAAGGCCAACACAGGCTAGAAGCGTTGCGCCAACTTGGCGTCAAGGATGTGCCTGTCTATAAGATTGAAGACTTGGCTGACACTATGCCCGTGTCAAAGATGGAGGAGGCCATACGGGAGGCAGGCGGCATCCGCTCAGACCACGTTAACCAGTTGATGCAACACGCCCTTGACGACATTTCCGAAGGTGGCATAGAGGGCGCTCGCAAACTAGATTACGGCAAGTTCCAAAAACATTACGATGCCGCGCTTGATGCGGTGTCTGGTATGAGTCCAATATTGCCTGCGGCAGAACGCGAGGCTAACCTTGTAATTGACGCTAAGTTTATCGCCCCCCAAGACGAAGCCCTGCGCTTGGCGCAACAACGTGCATCTTTGCCTCCATCCCAAGGTGGTCTTGGCTTGCCTGTTGGCAATACGGCAATGGATAGAGCCAAAGCGATGGGGATAGATGTAGAAACAAGTTACATACACTCAACTCACAATCCATTTACAAAAATTAACGAAGGTGGAAAATTTTCTGGTATTTTTACATTGCCAAATTATTCCGCAAACTATGGCACTTCAAATATGCCTTTAGTTGTTAGGGGTGAAATTGCTACAAGTAATGATTTGCAAAGATTAGTAAAAAGACCAACAAAAAAAATGCAAATGGCAATTGATGAAAGAATTCCAAATAATGTTGACATAACTGACGCTACAGTTGAAATGCAAAAATTAAGGAATGAATTAGCAAAAAAACATGGATTTTCTGGAGTTAAAGTAACTGACGAGTTTGGTCAGGACACTGTTGCTTTGGTAAATCCAGATAACATTCGTTCCCGTTTTGCCGCTTTTGACCCATTGCGCAAGACAGCCGCAACCGCCGCCGCCGCAGGGCTTGCCGCTCCTGACCTGTTGGCAGAGGAAAAGAAGAAGGCCAAGGGCGGCAAAGTCAACATCGAGCAAGAGTACAAATTCAAAAAGTTTAGGAAATAAAAATGGCAACACAGATGCCCAATAACGAAGACCGCTTTATTGACGGCATCCGCATGACCGAGGACGGCGGTGCTGAGGTGGACATGCTGCCCGGTGACGAGCCCGAGGTCGAAGAACTTCCCGATGGCTCTGCCATTGTCAGCATGGGCGACTTCAAAGGCCCGAACGAAGATGAAGACTTCTACAGCAACTTGGCTGAGACCATTAACATCTACGACCTTAGCACGCTTGCTATGCGTTACGTCAAGCTGATTGACAACGACCGCCAAGCCCGAAGCAAGCGCGACAAGCAGTATGAAGAAGGTTTGCGCCGCACTGGTATGGGTGATGATGCCCCCGGTGGTGCTCAATTCCAAGGCGCTTCCCGTGTTGTCCACCCCATGATGGCTGAAGCCTGCGTGGACTTTGCCGCCCGTGCCATCAAAGAGATGTTCCCGCCAGACGGCCCAGCCAAGACTAAGATTTTGGGTGACGTTACTGACGAGAAGACAGAAGTGGCCGAGCGCAAGCGTGACTACATTAACTGGCA